AAAACCGCCATCTCTGGCGGTTTCCAAAAGTGCCTCCAGCGGGACTCGAACCCACAGAAGAAAAGCTTCAGACACTTGCCGTTTCAACGGTTCCATCAATGCCTTGCGTCGCTTTTGCCCACATTTTGCCCACATTCTGCGAAAAGAGCAAACCGCCCATTCTCTCCGACAAATCGTCCAGATCATCGTCGAAAAGGTCGGCATACACGTCGAGCGTCATGGCGGCGGACTTGTGCCCCAATTGCCTTTGCACGGTCTTGACATTAGCGCCGGACTGCACCATGAGCGAAGCGGCGGTATGCCGCAGATCGTGAATCGTCATGTGGCCACGCCCCACGCCCGCGCGGCGAAGCGCCACCGCGAACCACCCATCGTGCCGCGTCGGATTCCAGCCGTTGCCCATCGGCTCGTCCAGAGGCTCGCCGGGAGCGGTGAAAAGAAAATCGGACGGCTCGCGCCCCTCGCATTGCTTGGCGAGCAGCGGACGCAACACCAGGGGGAACATCACCGAGCGTCCATCATGGGTCTTCGGGTCGGTCTCCACCATCCTGCTGGAAAGACGCGTGATGCTCCTATATATATGCAGTCGACAGCGTTGCAGGTCAACGTCCTCCACACGCAGGGCGACGAGTTCGCCCCACCTCATGCCGCACAGGCCCAAGGTCAGCACGATCGGCTCACGCCATCCGCACTGCATCGCCACACGAGACAATTCGTCGGCCGAGAGATAGACGTGTTTCCGTACCTGTTTGCGCGGCAGCTCGATGCCGTCGCATGGATTGTCGTGGATGCAGCGATCGGCCTTTGCCCTCTCCATGAGGCTGCGAAGCAGGTTCTCGGCGCGAATCGTCACCGACGCACTGCGTCGTCCTGCCAGATCGGTGACCCACCGCTGCACTTCGTCGCGCGTGATTGACTGCATCTCCCTCATGCCCCACTGCGGCTCCACATGCACTCGCCAAGCGTCTTCCAGCGACTTGATGTAGCTTGGCTTCGCCTTGGTCTTTTTTGCGGCCAGCCATGGCTCCCAGAAGTCTTCGACCAAGCGTCTTCCGGCTTGTGGGTCGATGTACGCTCCGACGCTTTTAGCTGTGGTCACGTTCGCCGCGCCCCAGGCATCGGCGTCCATTTTGCGTTTGAAGCCGCGTTTGCCGGTGTCCGTGCCGTCCGGCTTACGGTATCTGACTTCGTATCTTTTTCCGCTTTTCGTCTGGTATTGGCGGATCGTGTAGGCCATGCTTGCCCCTTCGTTTGCGTGGCATCAAGTCTATCAATCCGCTGTTTTTCTTATGTTTTTCGTGTTTCGGCTTGCATTACTTTATTTACTGCGCTAATATAGTTTATATCAAGGAAAGGAGGTGAACATGACACCATCGGAGATAATCACCAGCATCTCGCTCCTCGTCGCGAGCCTCGCGGCCCTCATCAAAGCCGTGACCGGACTCATCAAGGAGATGAGGCGGAAGCCGAAGAGGAAAAAGTGAGAAAGGGTTCCGGCCAGACCTGGGGGCCGGAACCCCACATCTCCGATTATGCCATGGAACATCATGAGAACGGAATCGATAGTCAGCGCGGTGTTCGCGCTCGGAACCGCCGCCAGCGCATGGTTCGGCTGGCCGTTCGCGCTCACCGCCGGATGCGCCATCGTCAGCGCCGTCTTCGCGCTCAGCGCCGGAAGGAAGGACTGACATGACCATCAAATACCTGAGCGTCACCGACGTGTCCAAGCGCCTCGGCATCAGCACAGCCGCCGTCAGCGCCTACAAGCTCCCCCAGCCGGACGCCCTAATAGGCCGCACGCGCGGCTGGCTGCCAGAGACCATCGACCAATGGAACGCGCAACGCCCCGGACGCGGAGTCGGCGGTGGCAGGCCGCGCAAGCATCCGGCGGAGTGACGTCCGCCCCGGCGCTCATCCGCGAGCGCCGGGGCGGTTTTGTTGTTGGAGGTTGGATGTTGTCAGTCTTGGATCGATGGGTGGCACTGTGCCGTGTTCAGGTATTTGATCGAGACTACATGGTGGATCTGGGTTCCTGGCATTTTTTCCTTGGCCGCGTTCCCCTTGCGTAGGGATTGCGGATAGTAGGGGCCGTCCTCTCCGCTTCTTCCGAGGCCGATGCACCAGACTGTGTTTCCCATGTAGAGGCGTATCCGGCTGTTGCCTGATTCAACCACCATGGATGCGTCGTTCAGTGCGAATGCGCTGGCTATCACGTCGGTCTTCCTCGCGAGCCATCGCGCGTCTCCGGTGGGCGCGACCCTTTTCACCGAGATCCCATGGCCGGACAGGAGGTCGGTGTACAGGCGTCGGGCGGGAAGTCTGCGGGTGCGGTTGTCGTCGGCGTAGTATTCCAGGCCGCATAGGTGGGCGAAGTTCGAGGCCTTCCATTGGATGTCCAGCGTCATCCCGTCGTCGCATGCGATTCTCGTGATCGTTCCGACGAGATTGGCGTATAGTCGGGCTGCCTTTCGGGCCTCGCCAAGCATCCGCCGCTTCGCCTCGGTCACGTTCACGCCCGGAATCCTCCCAGAAAATTAAAAGAGGGGCACCGACCAAGCGCCCCTCCGAAGCCGTGTGGCTGATCTTTTTACAGTCTTCTGCATGACTAGCGTCCCGTTTGCGCGGGAAGGGTCACGGCTCCGGTTGGTCTCAACCGTCTGGCCCAGCCGTTGGGCGAGACATCCAGCTCTCGCTGATGGCGCATCGACTCGCCATCGGATGCCTGCGGCAGCCAGCCACACGCTTCGAACCCGAAACCCTGCCCACCAGCAAAGCAGGTCCGGGTCTCAAGTTCGATTGCAACGATACCCCATGACGGCGGACATTCGTCTCGCCGTGAGCGTGATCCAGACGGTATTCGCACAAAACCACCGGGCCGCCGCGACGGCGGCGGACGACCACGCAAACACTCCGAATAACAAGAAAAGCCCCTCCCCCAGCAATGCTGAGAGAGGGGCAGATTTAAAAACAGGGTGTGAGAATTTCCACAAGCACCCGAGTGCGTGAATTTTCTTCCACGCGAGGTTGAGTTTCCGGCGCGAGTTTGAGTTTCACGCCAGAAAATTAATCACGGCGCAGCGGATTGTAGGCGACGCCAAGACCGCTGGCGATGAAGCCGGCCACGGTCGAAATGTAGCCGCCGACAGCCGCATCACCAAAGGTCATGAAACCAAGGCCAACGCATGAGGCGATCAGCCCGAGCACGTACACGACGGTGCGCACCTGCTTAGAAAAGACCGGAGTGTATGCGTCCGGCGCCTGGTTGTCCTGACCATCCTCACGCTCGTTGGTCAGATTATTGACGGTGGTTTCCAAAGTCGTTGGCGCTGCATGTTCTGCCATCTGTCCTCCTCCTTAGAATCGTCCCTGGTTGAGCGCCGACTGCAAGGCTCGCGCGGTCGCGGGGCCGAAGCTCGCATCCTGCGCCAGACCGTAATGCGCCTGGATGGCCTTGATGGTCGCCGGGCCGAGCAGTCCGTCCACCCCGCAGCCGAGTCGGCGTTGGACGGCGCGGATCAGATCACTGCCGCCAGCACCGTAGCGGACCACCGAGCTGTCGATTGCGGGACGCGCGTAGGTCCTGCCGTCCGGTACCTGTTGGCCGCTGATGATGCCATCCACCGTAGTGCCCATCACCTGCTGCCAACGGCGGACAGTGGCCGGACCAACATTGCCATCCACTGCGATGGCACCGGAATTTGCGGCTGGAGCGGAAGACTGGGCGCCCTGGTATCGCAGATAGCAATCCCACGGATAGCTATAGTATGCGCGGATGTTGGTTTCGCGGCCAGTCTGATCGCCAGCCCTGCCATACGCGGTGCCACGCTCCGAGATGCTTGCCTGCGCGAGCCTGCCGCCACCCAGATACACGGCCACGTGGTGCACGTCGTTCAACAGGATGTCACCAGCCTGCGGATTGCCATTCGCCGGCAGACGAGTCCACCCACGACGAGTCAGATTGCCGCTCAGATTGCCGGTGTAGGTCGCATTTCCGGTATCAAATCCCGCCTCGCGCAGGCAGTGGATTACCAGGCTGGAGCAGTCGCAATTACCCCCCGAGGGGTTGAAGTTCCAACGATCCGCCTGCGAGTAGCCCAAGTTGGCCACGGCGCACCAGTAGCGCATGCGGTTGATCAAAACGCTGACGCTTGCCATGCTGCTAGTCCTCCAATCCTTCCACGGCCTTGGCCGCATCCTCCTCGGACACGACCTGAATGCTCTCGGGCGGCAGACTGTCGCCCTGCGGTGTCATTTCCGGCGTCATGGTCACTTCGTCCATGACGGCCTCCTTCCCGCCCCCAACGGGGCAATAGAAAAGGCCACCTCCGAAGAGATGGCCTTGCGGTTGTGAAAATCGATGTCAGCGCATGTGCGCGCCGTGGTTGAAAATGATGATGAGTGCGAGGAGCAATAGGTAGGTGCCGCCCGCGATCATGAGACGCATCATTGCCTGTCCTCCAAATATTTTTCGGCGGCCGAGATGATCCAGCATTGCGCGTCCAATTTCTCAAGCTTTGACAGCTCGTAGCTGACGGCCTCGCTGTGGTCGGTGTCCTTGTCGCCGTAGATCAGGCTGATGATCGTGTTTTTGATCGTGTCACGGCAGAGTTCGTCCAACCGTCCATCGAATTTCTCAGTACGCTCGCCTAGCTGCCGTGTTTTTGCGAAATGCTGCGAGAGCGGCGAATCGTAGGGCAGGCGTTCCGGCCGCACGTGCGAATACAATCCGGTCGCCAGCGCGTCCAGTGCGCCAGGCCAGACTTTCAATCCGAGCGTGATGAGCGCGCACGCGCCACCCACTCCCCCGAACCCGGCTAGGAAATTTTGCAGCACATTACATCTCCTTTATGGAAAAGCCCCGCACATGGCGGGGCTTTGATATTGGTTAATACGGGTGGTCAGAGGCGGCGAACGCGAGCGGCAATCCGGCATGCCATGAAAATCATTCGCTCCATGCCGGAATCTCGCCGTCAATCCTCGGCCCAGAAAGCGTGTTGACCCATTCACGGATCTTGTGCGCTGCGACATTCATGCCCTTGGCGTTAGGATGGACCTTGTCGTGCATGTACCCATTTTTCTCGCCGTCCGGCATCCAGTCGAACCAGTCGCGCGCGACGTTGAAACCCTCGCTCTCGAACAGCGTGTACGTCTGATTGATGACGCTGCTGAACGAGGTCAGCACACTCTGCGAATAAGCGGTCTGTGGCGCGACCTCGACGATGTAGATCAACTGCGCTCCGGGCCATGCGGATTTTATCATGTCGGCGGTCTTCGTCATGGCATTTATCTCGGCATCCATACCTGATTTGATGCGGTCTTGATCGTTCCACAGCCCGACGAGGAAAACTCGACGGACGGTCTTCCCCTGCGTCTTGCCGATTGCAGTCGTGACCTGATCGGGGTATGCTCGCTTTGTATCCGAGAGGTTCTGGAACCCTGCGCCGCAGACCGCGACATTGACGTTCCCCACCCCGTCAGCGTTTGCGATCAGAGTCGTCCAGTTTTTATCCGCCGGTGCCGTATCCCAAATCGCAGTGGTCGAATCGCCAATGAAGACATCGACGGTTTCGGTCTGTGCCGGCACCGAAGTGACGGTCAGCGTGACTGTCGAGGAGACCTTTGACCCATCGTTTGCGGTGGCGGTGATGCTCGTCGATCCTTGTTTGATTCCGGTCACGGTTCCGTCACTTGTGACGGTAGCGGTCAGCTTGTCGCCGGAAGACCATGATACCGTCCTGTCGGTGGCGTTGTCAGGCTTGACCGTCGCCGAGAGGCGTACGGTGCCGTTCGCTTTGACGGTCGGGGACGATGGAGAGATCGAGATGCTTTTGACCGGCACCTTCGGCGCGGGCGTGGATCTAGCCATGAGGCCCGCCGAGCGCAAGGCATTAAGCAAGGCGTTGAAGTCTCCGGCAGTCGGCGCTGCCGTCAGGTCGGCGATCGCCGAGGCAGGGGTTACCGTCCCCGCTTCGCCCCTGTCGCCCTTCGGCCCCTGGATGCCTCGCAGACCTTGAATGCCTTGAGGGCCTTGAGGGCCGGCAGGACCAATATCGCCCTTCTCGCCCTTCTCTCCCTTCGGCCCCTGGATGCTGCCGGCTTTGCCTATAGTGGCGTTGAGGCTCGCGGTGATGGCGCGTGCGAGGCCGTCGACGCGGACGATTTTCTTGGTGTCTACTGTCATTTTGCGCCTTTCTGGTTGATGTTGGTCCCGGCGACGACGAACTGGCTGATCCAGTCGATGTCCTCGTCGGTGAGTTCGGTGAGCGGACTACCGATGATGGTCGGAGTGAGCGTGGCAGAATCCACGTCCACCAAATCGGCGAATTTGACTGGCGTTTGCGAGTTTGGTACCTGCACGCATCGGACGAAACGCCACGCATCACCACTCTCGCCGACAGTCACCTCGTAGGCGAACGTGCCGTCAGTCGGCGGAACATCAATGGTGGCAGTGCCGGTTTCCGACAGTCGCACGTCGAAAGAGTCGCGCACGACGATGCGCTTGCCGACCTTGAACCGTTTGGTCGGCACCACATGCACCGGTTCGTCGGCCAGGACCGCGACGCCATCGGCGCTTAGATGGCCGAAATCGAAATTAATCTGAGTCAAAACATCCTCCTAAAAACAGGAATACGGAACAACAGGAAAACCCACACACACTCCCGTCCCACAGCAACACGACGATGTGTGGGATTATTCAACAGAATTGGAAAGGAACCAATGCTTTTCGACACATTCGTGACCACCGTTTGGAAACCCTCATGTGCGAAACTCCGCGAATGCACCAAAGTAGGCTACGAAAGCGCCCTGAATTGCCATATCCTCCCGCAATGGAGCGGAAGGGACATGGACGCGATCAGCGTGGCGGACATCGAATCATGGTTGGACTCCTTCGACAGGCCGGGAGCGGCACGCAAGGCCTACGCGGTGTTCCGCGCGATACTACGGCTCGCGTTCAAACGCGGTTTGGCCGACAATGACGTGACCAGACGCGAGATACGCCTGCCACACCTACGGCATTACGAGCCGCAAGTACTGTCCGCGCCGGAAGTCCGACGCCTGTTGAAAGGCTTCTACGGGCATCCGCTCGAAGCATGGCTATTGGTGTCCGTATGCGCGGGACTGCGCCGCTGCGAGTCGGTCGGCCTGGAATGGGCCGACTTGGATTTACGTCGCGGCACCGTCACTGTGAAAAGGTCGGTGCAGTGGGTCGCGGGCCATGAGACCGTCACCGAACCGAAGACCGACCTGAGCCGACGAACCGTCGCATTGCCACGGTTCGCGGTCAAACGATTGGCGGAACTACGCCACGGCACGAAGACCGGCCGACTGGTCGGCAGTCTGAACGCGAACCAAGTGGCAAACCACTACCGCAGCTGGTGCAAGCGCATGAAACTGCCCTGCGTGCCTCCACGCAACCTGCGCCACACGTTCGGCACGTTGGCAATCAAGGCCGGAACCGACATCAGCGTGGTCGCACGGCAGCTCGGACACTCCGACATCCAAACCACCGCACGGTATTACCTCAAGCCTGATCTGAGCGTCCTCAAGGACATGCAGAAAGCATGGCAGAAACTCATATTGACCTGCTGATAGCATTCCGTAACCCTGTACGACGGCGAAGGGTTCACCGTCATCAAAACCGGAACGTTGATATTCGTGAAGTTCAGCGGCACGATTGGTGCTGGCAGTTGGGATGCGAAACAGTGCAAGTACGTTCTGCCGCGAGAGTATTGGCCTCCGGTTGAAGTCAACGGCATGTGCTGCGTGTCCAACGGTCAGACCGCGCGAATGTTGATTGTTCAAGTGAACGGTGTCATCCGAATTGCTAACTTCGGTTCGACAGGCAGTAGCCAACAGTGTGCCGGAACCGTCACATACCCAATCCGCTAGCTTTCCGTAACCCTTTCCGCGCCGAACACGAACTGGAAAGTGGATTACCGCACCGCCTTGGTCGGCAGGATGCTTCTAGTCGCATTCCACGCTAATCGCCTCAACACCGATTGGAACGCGGCGAAAGAGTGGGAGGTGTCACAGATTCTCAAACTCCCAGCCGGTTTGGAGGCGGTGTTCGAGGTGCATTGCGCCGCAATATCCAATTCAAGCATCGGATTGCATGGCGTCGAAGTGCAGGTGGCGCAGCGCACCATCGCCTTGCGTTCCTCGGGAAAGATGACAGTAAGCGCAAACGGGGGATGGGTCGAAGGCTGCATCACCGTGCCACTCGCCTAGGAGAACGTCACACCACTGGGAACAGGCATTATCTTTTGGAAACAATGGATTATCTGCCCCGTATCCAATCCTCCGATCAGCGTCACCGACCCGTCCGTGTTCCACAGAGCCTGCCTTCCCAAAGGGTTGCCGGAGACGTTGGCGATGCATCCGAGGTTGATTGGCTTGGATGGTTTGACGCCCCTGGCCCACTGCCACACCTGGAAATTAGCGACAGCGACGGAGCTTCGGAAAGAGGATAAATCCACGAATATCAAGCCGTCTTTGATGGTGATGGCGTTCGTTGCGCCATATGCCGCTCCGACAAAGGAACCGGTATTCTGCCATTTCAGCTGGCATGTCTGGGTTACGGAATCCCACAAAGCCCCCTTCGGCGTGAACAGGCGTACCGGCGTGCCGACCGTGATGCCGTCAAGCGGGATACGCCAGAGAGGCATGTATGCGTCACCCGCGCCGAACAATATCTTCCCTGACGGAATGGTCGGGTCAGCGGCAGCAGTCGCATTCGGCGAACCCTTCAACACGACCAATTCCACCGTTTCGATGCCACTCGTGGAATCTCGATGGTAATGTGCGCAGATGATGTCATTGCGTTTCATGCCCTGCGACCCGTTGGAGATCGTCACCGATTCCGCCGACGTGATATGCCAGTCCAAGCCCTGGATCGACGCGCAGCCGGTGCCGATCGTCGCCCTGTTGGACGAACTCATCGAGCATTCGAACGCGTCGCCCCAGTCGTACACCACGTCAGACTTCGAGAACTTGGCCTGATGGATGATCGCCTTGTCCTCGCTTGAGATGTGTGCGACTCCGGCCTTGCCGTCAACCAGTTCGATGGTCAATTTTCCCTCATCTTCCTGATATTGCCTCCTTGACGACGCTCTGGCCTACCTCGCATGAGGCGGTCATGATGCCGTCTGAAATCTTGATGATGCGTTTGGTGACCTTCGCGGTCACGGTCAATCCGGTGTTGTGGTCGGAGGCGGTCACGATGTCGTCGACCTTGAGTCTTTCGCCGATGGATTCGGCGAGCGTCACGTCCACGGTGCCCCCGGTCTGCAGTTCCTGCAGGCGTTTCATCGTGCTGTCGTCCAATGTTTGCTGCTTGGCGGCGGAATAGTCGTAGATTTCGGCCACCTCTTCGACTCCCGTGAGCGTCTGCTTGCGGGACACGTTGCCTCTTGAGTCCGCGTACCATTCGCTGACATACCGGTTTTTGAGGTCCTGCTCGCCGAGGCCGATGAGGTGGTTGACGGTCCGGTGCTTGGTCTCGGCCTTGAAGTCCACGAGGTCGGAGTCGACGGTGTTGCCGATGGTCTCCACCGGTGTGATGCCGAGCAGGATCCGGTTGTTCCTGGTGTTGATGTCGAGGCGTCTGCCGCATGATGCGAGCAGATTCCGCAGTCCGGTGTAGGCGTCCACGTAGCGCGGATCCTTGAAGACCCAATTGGCGACGGTGCTTTGGTCGTCGGAATCGACTGTGAGCACGGAATCTAGGCCGATGCGCCGTACGAGGCTTTTGACGACGTCCGGCAGTCTGCCGGAGACGGTGAGGTAATCCTGCCCGCTGTCCGGTCTGATGATCTTCGAGGCGAGCAGGCCGGTCCATGTGCGTCCGAGCCATGTCACCTCCGATGCTCCTGACGTGACCGTTGTGCGCATGTCGTCGATGCGGCCGCCTATCTCTGTGCCGTCGATCCACCACCACCAGCCACGTACCGGCGCCGGCGTTGGATCGGCGATGGTCATCTCGAAATCGTTTTCGTCAGTGCCGGACGCCCAATCAAGCGTCACGTCAGAGACGCTGCCGCGCGGAGTCAGTTTGGCGTCGGCTAGGATAATGTCGACCACGGCACACCTCCGGACTGCTGGTAGAGGGTCAGATCGATGCCGAAGTTGGCTGAGACCTCCAAAAGACTGGATCCCGCCGGTATCGGTTCGAAAATGTATTTTCCGCCGCCGGGCCCGTTGCCGCGCTGGCCGTGGGCGAAGATGTCGGTGATGTCGCCGTTGGTCGCGACGAGCTTGATGCTCTTGTCCAATCCGGTGGCCGACAGTGCGATGTATCCGCCGGACGGGATGGCCACATCGTCAATCTCATAACGGTTGGAGCCGATGGTGAAGGACGGATTAGAGCACGGGCCGAAGATCGTCGCAGCGAATTCCGCGGGCTGGACTCCTGGATTGGAGACGAGCATCGCGATCCTGGACGTGCCGAGGTCGGTGGGCAGGTCGGTGGGCAGGTCGAGCTGGCCTCCAGTGCCGGCCTCAGCGGGGAAGAAATGCTGTGTCGGCAAAGCCTTGCGCCACACGCCGTCGCACAGAACCACGGTGCAGTCGACCTGCGCGTAGTCCGGCATCGGCAGCATGCCGAGACTGGATGCGACGACGTAGGCGCGTTGCCACCATTCCCCGTTGACTGTGATGGTCCCGGGCCGCTGCACCTGCATGTCCATGTCGAACAGGGCGCACACGTCATCCAGGAGCGTCGGCTGTTTGGTGCGGATGGTCATCTTGGAGGTGATGGCCGACCGGCTCACGCCCTTGATTCCGCGCGCGGCCAGAGTGTAGGTCCACGCGTTCGCGCGCATGTCCTGCAGGTCGGCCACCCACAATCCGTTCCCGTCGAGGTCGATGGTCCGACCGTCGTGTGCGCGGTAGCTAAGCTCTCGCATATTTTCGGATCATCCTTCCCAGGTCTCGGTCGCTGATGGACGACGTGTCGGCCGAGGCGCTGATAATCGCGCCAAGATCGTTGTGCAGGCTGGTTATCGCGGCGACCACTGCGCCGGTGTCGACCATCACGTTGACGTCCGGCATGCTCCGGCTCGTCGAAAACACCTCACGCGGGATCTTCCGCTCGTTCAGCAAGCGCATGTTATCGACGCCGTAATAGGCCGTGGCCGCAGCATTGTGCGTGTACTCGCCCGCGGCGAGACGAGCGTTGAGCAGATACACGCTGTCGCTCAAACCATTGCCAGGTGCCCATGCCGGATCCACGTAGCCGGAGAACATGCCACCTCCGGCGAACTGCTGGAAGGCGCCGTCAGTGAACATTCCACCGGTGTAGCCACCCTCCCTCTTCGTCTTCTCAGTGACGGTGAAGCTCTTGTCCGCGATCTTGAAGTTGTTGATGGAGCGGAGCACCGGAGTCGCCTGGTCGTTGACCGAGGCGGTGCTCTTCTTGTCGTTCAGCTTCTTGCGGTTAACGGCGTCTACCTTCGGTCCGGCCTTGTCGGTCGAATCGAGGGTGTTCTTCTTGTTGTTGAGCCTCTTCGCGTTCGCGGCGTTCGTCTTCGGCGTTGCCCTGTCGGTGGAATCCAAGGTGTTGCGCTTGTTTGACAGTTTCTTCGCGTTGGCCTTGTCTACCTTCGGCGAGGCGTTGTCCTTCGCGTCGAGTCTGGCTGTGGCTTTCTTGCCGTTGAGCTTTCCGATGTTCTTGGAGGCGGTGTTCGCCTTCTTGGATGCCTTGTCGGTCGCGTCGATGGTGGCGTTGACGTGCTTCCTATTGAAGTCGTCCATCATCTTCTGCGCCTTCTTGGCGCTGGCCGTGGCCTTCTTGGCGTCTGCGTCGAGCTTGGCCTTCGCTATCTTCTTGTTGAATTTATCGAGGTTGGTCTCGGAATCCTTGGTCTTCTTCTTGGCCTTGGAATCGTCAACATCAAGCTTCGCCTTGTTGTTGTCGGCGGTCTTCTTGATGTTGTCGATAGAAGCCTTGATGCTGTCGGAACTCAGACCCCAACGGTCCGCCAAGGCGTTAGCGGCCTGTTCGCTCATGCCCGAAGCTTCGGCCTGCCGGATGATCGCGTCACGCGCGTCCTGCAGCACGCCGTTCGCACGTTCGATCTCGCCGCTACTGAAACCGGTGCTCTCGCCCTGCTTGAGAATCTTCTCCGCGGCGTTCTGGGCGCTGCTGGCGATGTCCTCCAAAGCCTGCTTGGTCTTGGTGCCCTTCTCGGAAAAACGGTCAAGCAGATTACCGGACTGGTCGAACACCACGCCATTGTCCTTGCAGGTGTCGGACAGTTCGCCGATCTTCTGGTTCAGCTGGTCGACCGCCTGATCTGCAGTCAGATTACCGGACTCCAAGCCGAACAAGGCCTTCACGAGGTCGTCGATTTCCTCAGACGCGTCCGAAGCGGAATCAGCGAGATCCTTGTTCGCGCTGGCGGCATCCTTCGCGGCGGCGGCAGACTTGCCGTCAGCATCTACCGCGTTCTTGGCGGCCTTGCTTTTCTCATTGGCCTTCTTGGAAGCATCATCGTAGGCCTTTGATTCCTCTTTCAGGGCTTTCTTGATGGCGGATGCCGCAGTTGCGCCAGGGCCGGGCTTGTCGATTTCCTTGATCTGCTTGTTGACGCGCTTCAAGGCCGCTTCGTTGCCCATGGCGGCGCTGGTCATGTCGGTCAGGCTGATACCCGCTTTGTCAAGCCATGTGGTCAACTTGACGCCGCCACTGCTCATATCCTGATAGGCTCCGGCGATTTCGGACGCGACATCCGAACCGGACTCCAGAGCGCTTTCCAGCTGCTCGGATGCCGCCTTAGCCTTCTGCTGCTGCGAAATGAAAGCCGATAACGCCACGCCGGCCACCGTCAGCGCGATGCCCCACGGGCCGCCAAGCAGACTCATGACACTGCTGCCAACCGCCTTGAACCCAGCGGTCTTCAACTGCGCCTTGGAAGCGGACGTGCCGAACGCCTCCATCTGCTCGGAAGCGCTCATCGAAGACGCCTTGAACATCTGGAATGCGGTCTGCGCGGATGCGAGCGCCGTCTTGACTCTTTGGATCGGGTCGATGGCCAGGCCGATGTTGTTGGCCATGGTGCTGGTGCTGCCGTTGAGATTGCCCGCGGCCTTGTGCACCGCACCGAACACGCCGGCCAATGATGCCATGACCACGAGGGTCTGCTGCGCTCCGGACGGCAAACCAGAGAACGCGTCAACCAGCGTATCCAAGCCCTGCACCATCTTGCGCAAAGGCCCCTGAGCGCCCTCACCAACGGAAATCATCAAGGATTCCATCGAACCGCCCAGATTCTCCAGATCACCCTTGAGATTGTTGTTCTTCGCAGCAGCCTGCTCGGCGGCATAACCGCTTTCAGAGACGGCCTTCGTCCACTTGTTGACACCGGACTCGCCCGCCTCGTAAAGATAATTCGCGGCCTTGATGGCGTAGCTTCCGAAGATGGTCGCGTTCGCCTGATTGCGCTGCTCGTCGGTCAAGCCTTTTTCGGCCTTCTGCAATTGGCCGGCGAAATTCGCCATACCGACGAAATGATGTTGAGCGTCATATGCGCTGATGCCCAATTCCTTCATCGTATTGGCGGCTTCGGTGGACGGTGCGGCCAGTTTCATGAGCATGCTGTTCAGCTGGGTGCCGGCCTCGGCGCCGATGGTGCCGTTCTGGGCGAACAGGGCCAGAACGCCGGTGGTCTCCTGCACGTTCATGCCGAAACTGTTCGCCTGCGCGCCGCAATTGTTCAGGGCTTCGCCGAAATCGGAGACATTGCCGACGGCCTTGCCGGCGCCAGCCGCCAAAGTATCGGCCACCTGAGAAGCCTGAGACCCCTTCAGGTGGAACATGCTCAACGCGTTGGCCATGTATTCGGCGGCATCCCCCACGGCCATTCCATCGGACGCGGCCAGATTCAAAGCGCCAGACAAACCGCCAGTGAGAATATCCGTGACGCTCATGCCGGCCTTGCCGAGATCGTTGATCGCATCAGCGGAGTCCGAAGCGGAATAAACCGTGGAAGCTCCGGCTTCGATGGCGGCGGCACGCAACTGGTCCAATTGGGCGCTGGTCGCGCCGGTGTTCGCCTGCACGGTGCTCATCTGCTGGTCGAAGTCTGCGGCCATCTTCACCGCAGCCACGCCGAAAGCGGCCACGGCCAGTCCTGCTGCGGTCATACCACTGGCGATAAGCGCGGACTTGCGGCCGGTGTTCTCCATACCAGAAGCGACTGTTCTCGCAGTGCTTCCAGCACGGGTCATCGCCGCCTCATAGGAGGCTGTGTCCGCCATCAACCGGATGACGATGTTCTTGTTCTCCGCCAAAGCATCCTCCAAAATGTCAGGTCAAATGCGCCACCAAGGCGTTCGCGGCCGGATTGTCCCTGCCATTCGCATCAGTCCAACGTTTCATGGCCTGCTGCATGTGCGCAGTGGCCCAGCAGACGCTGGTTTCGGCATGCAATGTAAGTTCACCCTTCGGGTCTTGGCAGATCGTGCGAGGCAAACCGCACATGGGGCATAATGACCGTTCGTATTCAGCCAACGAGCGCATCCAATTGCGTTCCGTCTCATCCCACTCGACCTCATCGCCCTCGCTCGGACGCCAGCCCATGAAACGCTTATAGCTGATGCCGAGCTGGCGGCAGATCTTAAGATCCTCGACTAGTTGCGGAGAACCTGCGAGGCGAGGTCGAATGCCGCTTTTGGGTCCGCTGCGGTGCCGTTCAGTTCCGCGATGGCCTGCCAGATCGGCGTGAACTGGCCATCCGTCAATTCATCGAACAGGCCACGCCACGCCTGTTCGGTCTTGTCCTCGTCGGCCACCGGCTTACCGCCGATGGTCGCGGAATCAAGCATGAGCGGCAATGCCGCGGCGGCGGTGCCGAACATGTCGTTCGTGCCGTTGTCATTGCGGTGCGCGGCCAATGCCTGCGCCCACTTACTTACCGGCAATGCCCGCAACGTGAGCTTCAATGTCTCCGCATCCGCCTGTTCGCGTAGCTCTTCGATGCGCCGCGCGGTGGCCTTCGCCTGCCGGTTCGTCCCAGCCTCCGTGACTCGCTCGCGCGTGGTCTCCTCGGCCAGCGCATCACCCAATCTGGCGATGTCCTCGGCGGTCTGCTGGTTGAGGATGACATCGACCTCGCGCGTGCGTCTGGTGACTTTAAGCATTGTTGTTCCTTCGCTCTAATATTCATGTTCCTTTGCCGGAAAAGAGGGTCCCGCACCGGCGAAAGGGACGAAAGTCCGGTGCGGGAAGAATCAATCAGGCGACCTTCACGTTCTCCGCCCAGCCAGGAGCGCGAACGGAGAAATTGACCTTGCTGCGCAGCACGCTGTTCGCGGCAATCGCCACCTTGGCGCTCATGTCGATGCGGACAGCATACACGTTCACCGTATCTCCGGCGGAAAAAGCATCATCCGTCTGCTTGCCATAGCGGCGCACGAAATAGCCTTCCGCACCCTCGGTCAACGTCTCCATCGCCACGTTTTCCGTGGAATGCGAAGTGTTGGTGTTGTCGATGACCTCGATGCTTGAACCGCTGATCTTCTTGCGTCCTGGATTCTCATAATCCTGCGCGCTGTTCTCTCGCTGGTCGGAAATGGACTCCTGCGACGGCGAGCACGACCAGCCGCCCATGGTGACGTAGTTGGACAGGTCGGTTCCGGCGTTGATCTCGTCGGCGGTCGGCTTCTGGATGTTTTCGATGGACGGCACCCAGATCGTGTTGACCAGACCGTCCGCCGGTGTGGAAGGAACTTCGGTTCCAAGAGTCAAAACCATGACTCCTCCTTAATATTTGATGGTCACATGCGTGACCAGTTGAATTTGAAAGTCAGAAGACGGCACTGGTAAAGCAGCGCCGTGTCCTCTGCGGTAAGTCCGGCCGCATAGGCGCCGGAATCGGAGAACAACGTCAGACAGCCGGTGTCGAAGCCCTGCGCGACGAACCTTTTGCCAGCAAGTCCTGGAATCATGAGGTCATCGGCCAGCACGTTGACGGAATCGGCCGTGGTGCTCACGATGCGCACCAGCAAAGTGCCGATGCCGCAATGCACATGCTGCGTTTCGCCGACGATATGGCCGTTGGTCGTGACCGTCTCAATCACCCACGGCGGCTTGTCGGTCGGCTTCGGGGCGGTCTGCCGGTACACGGCCCAGCCCGTCGCTGGCTTCGGGATATGGTCGAGGATCGTGTCGGTCAACGTCATGATCGACGTCATTCAGACCACCTCCACGGCGGCACGCGCCACGTATTCCGCAAGCTTCGGCAATTCTTCCTCACCATGCTCGTAGAATCGGTGCGTTCCACCGCCCTTCGCGGTGCCGAAGAACGCGATGTTCGCGAGCGAACCAGTGCCGCCCTTGGTGGGGCCTATCTCGGCGGTGATGCGTCCGGGCGTCTCGCTCACCGTGTAGGTAATCGGAATGCTGCGGAACGCCTTGTTGCCGGAGCCTTTCAGGTCGTCGCGAATCGAGTTCTTGACGTTCTGCGCGCCCTTCTTCATCGAAGCGGAGATCAAGGCGCGGCGAGCCACGCCCTTGGCGAGCAGCGCATCGCCGAAGGCCGTCAACTGCGAAGCGTCGAACAGTCCGCTCATGAGTCCTCCTTCACATTCCAACGGCAGGCGGTGGCGTGCGTCTTCTCGCTTTGAGGTGAGACGAGCCTGAGCCGCCTGCCGACGAGCAGCGGATTGGCGGATTCCGTGACTTCCGCCACGTCACCGGCGCGAAGGCCTGGAGTGCCATATGGAAAATGCACGTACAAAGACCAGACCAACGAGACGGCGCCCATGTTCTGGGCGGCGCTTCCCTCGGTCTGTTCGCTGGCGAGGCCGCCGGACGTCTGCACTTTGCATCGGCCTTCGTACACTTTCTCCTTGCCGGTGGTTGTCAGTCCCGTGTCCGGATCCGTCACGGATTCGCCTGGGCGCGTGACGATGCACCGGTCGGTCATGAGGCTTTCGGCCATCTGGCGTAGTTTCGGAAGGGCTCCGATGAGAGGTGCCATGCTTGGCATGTCAACCTCCTCAGTAGTCGTAGGGGTAGTGCGGCAGCGGGATGGCCACGGATTCCGGAGCGATGACCGCCGTAGCGAGATCGCTGCTGACACGTTTCAGCAGCATGTCCCATTCCTCGTCGAGGATGGAGATCTCGCCGCGACTGCGCGAGCTGTCGATGCTGGTCTGCATGTTACCGTCGTCGATCTGCAGCATGGTGCTGCTCACGCCCTCCGGGTTGAGCGCCTTGCGCGCGACTGCGGCGGATTCCACCTCGATGACGGTCTCCCGATATCTCTCGTCCATGCACCATTCGTCCAGCACCGGAATGCGGTTGCGGATCATCATTTCGGCGCGGAGGAGCCATTTCCCGATCTGCCTGCCTTCGGTGCTGTCGGAGGCGATGTCGCGGCCGAGTTCGACCGCGACATCGTCGATTTGCGCCCAGGCCATGGAATCACTCCGCGATGATACCGGCGTTGCGCAGGCTGGCCAGCAAAGCGTTGATGGTGGCCATCTCCTGACCTGTGGTGGCGTCCCTCACCGCAGCAGCCTGCTTGGCGGGCATGCCGGACAGCACCGTATCGAGCGGCTTAGCTGCGCCGCCCGACTGCGGCACATACACCGCGCTTGCCGGGATCACGTTCTCGCGGCGTCCGTTCTTGGTCTCCTTCATCATTCACCATCCTTCTTACTGGTATTCTTCTTCGACTTCGCGGCGTCGGCGACCGTGCTCGGTTCGTCGGCCTGCACCTCGGCCACCGTGTAGCCGTGACGCTGGAAATAGTCGGACGGATCCACATCGGTCTCACCGACGCCACCTACGAAGGTCACGCCGGCGGTGACACCGTTGTACTCATTATTCGGAGCTTCGATTCGCCACATCATGATCACCTGACCTTGATCTTACGGAGCACGCCAGCGGCCTTGGTGGCCTTCAATGCGACGCCGACCGGACCAAGTTCGACCTCGCCGCGATGCACTGCGCCCGGCTGGGTGAAGTCAGGCAGCCAGGTCTTCACGAGGGTGCCGTCGGTGGTGGTGATGCCGCAGAAGCCGTCCAAGCCGACGCGGTACGCGTACAGGCTGGTGGTGCCGTCTTCGGCGATGGGGATGATCGGATCGTTGCTGCCGGCCTTCTCGCCGGCGTCGGCGAAGAGGATGCCGCCATAGGATTCGCGGCTGATCGGACGGCCGTTCGCGTTGGCGAGACCATCGATCGGCTCGCGCACGTACATGCTGGTGCGACGCACCATGGCACGGACGCGGGCAAGAGCCTTCTTGTTGCCGACCACGATGGTCGGCGTGCCGTCAAGCAGGTCAAGGAACTCGTCGAGCGTGTCGATGGCCTTGTTGCCCTTCTCTCCTTCGAGGTCGGTCCAGTCGTAGGTGCCGGAGGTGGGCTTCATCTCGGTGCTTGAGCCGGTGAGCGCCTTGTCCAGGCCGTCGAAGGCCTTATCGTTCACGCCAACGTCGCCGTTGATCACGGTATCCTGGAACAGGGTTATCGCGGCCTTCACCTTGTCATTGATGTTGCGCGTCACCTCGTCGGATCCCTTCGGGCCGACGTTCGCGAGGATTCGGTCGATCTCGAAGGCGCCGCCGAGCACGGCGAGCGTGGTGCTGTACTTCTTGGTCGTGGTGGTGCTCGGCGAGTATTCCGTGTTGATGGCGCGGAATTCGGCGGTGGGCTGGGTCTCCTGCCGACGGTAGGAGTAGTCGAGCGTCGCGCCGCCTCCTGCAGGGTTCACGGCATCATCGAAGATGAGGGAATCGAGGATGACGCTGGACTTTCGGAATTCGTCGATGACGAAAGGGTCGTAGTCTTCGAGGGCGTTGTTCTTCGCCTCTGCGAGAGTGACAGCCATAAGGTTGTCTCCTTCCTAAGGAATCGGTTACTTGTAATATGCGGAAATGGCTTCGGAGAGACTGTGCGGCTTCGGGTCGCCGCCCTTGCCCTGACTCGGGTCGGGCTTGACGTTCGTCTTGTTCTGCACGTTGACGAGCTTCAGCAGGCTGTCCGCATCGGCTTCCAGCTCCTCGCGAGTGGATCCCTGCAGACGTTCCGCCAAGACCTTCGGCAATTGCTTGTCGACGGCGACCTCGTATCGCAGTGCCTTCGCGGCATTGCCGGTGTTGGACTTCTCCAGGCTGGCGATCCTCTCGCTGGCCTTTTCCGCGTCGGTCTTGTCGCGATCCTCGAACTCTTTGATTCTGGCGTTCGCGGCGGCGAGCTGTTCGCGCAGCGACTTGTTGGCCCGGCGCTCGTTCTTGAGCGCAGTCATGCCGTGTTCGCCGAGCTTCTCGTCGCCTTCGCCGCCGGTATTCGCCTGTGGGTCGGATTGCGGCGGCTCCGGCTGCGGCGGCTCTCCGCCGCCCGGTTCGGCACCGGTCTCGATGGTGCGGATGCGGATGAGATTCCACCATTTCCTGTGCATTGTGTTTTCTCCTTGTGGTTTCCTTGGCCGTCACATCGCGTGCCGGCGCCGGCACCATCGCGATGCCGGTGAAAAATTCGATTTCGGCTAGAGGATCCAGCCGTACTTGTAGAGCATGCCCAAAGCCTTCTCATGATCGTCGCCGCAGCGTGCGTAAATGGTCTCGGGCATGAGACGCGGCCTGTCGACCTTTGTGTACCGGCCGCCGTTCTTGATGAATTCCTTGGCGTATCCGGAGTCGATCATGCGTGATGCGGCGAGTCCGTGGCGCGTGGTGCCCTCGGTCGTGTACTTGATGTTCCGCCCGTCGATCTGGGCGGTGCGGATGCCGCGTTGGGCGTTAACCAGCTGGTTGAGGTCGGCTCCGTCCGTGTAGGCTCGGGCGTTGGCCCTTCCGCCAAGGACTTTGGCGAGCTGGCCTTCGTCCAGTGAATCAAGGTATTCGCTCGGACTGGTGCATGCGTTTGCCGGTGCTTTCGGGCCGGTGTAGACGGCGATGCAGTCGCAGTGCGGATGCCTTTCGAAAGGCGTCTTGCCGCATGGCTGTCCGGCGAGGATGACGCATCTTCCGCAGCTCGGCGGTGTCAGGCCGCGCACGTAGGTGGATTGGTAGCAGATGCCGCGAGCGGTCATGCTTGTGGCCGACCGGTGAGTGTCCGCCAGCATGGTGCGCGTCCTGAGCACCAGGGTCACGCCTATGCGGTCCATGGCCACGTCCACCGGAGCGCCGTTGGATACGGCCCGCTTGCCGATGGTAATCGCCGTCCACATCGTGTCCACGGTATCCATGCCGTTGCCGTTCACACCGACCCACTGCCATGGGTCCGGCTTGTATTCCGGGTGTGCCGCGTGCACGTTGAAGCGTTCCATGATTTTCGGCGTCGATGCGATCGCGTCGTCGGCGGTGTGGTATTGCGCCGTGTCCAATACGCGGAAAAGTTCAGGCATCATGTCTGCGAAGGCGGTGTCGAAGTCTGGTTGCGCGTGCTTATGCCACAGTCTGAGCACCGTCGCGGCCAGCCGGTTGCTTCGACTACGCAGCAGACGGTTCTGCGCCGTCGCCTCCTGTGGAAGCGTCTGCCCCGCCATCGTCGCCGCCATAGTCCACGTCCTTCATGAATTGGCCATAGGATTCGCTGATCTGCTTGGCGAAGTACTCGCGTTCCTTGTCCTTGCGGGCCTCGCTCCAGCCAAGCTCGTCCCATGCCCCTTCGCGGGAAAGGATGCCGGACGCCATGAGCTTCGTGATCGCATCCGCACGCTGAGCGTAGGTTGGCGTGTTCGGATCCTCCCAGTCGCAGCGCACCAGGTTCGCGTTAATGTCGTCGCTGGTGGCGAGCTTGTGCGCCACGGCCATGACCTGCGACCACGCATCGCCGTCAACGGCGTTCTTCAGCTCGACGTTCTTCACCAGTCTCAGCTCGTCGGCGCGGATGGCTCCCTCGGCTGCTGGATTGGCGGTGTTCATTCCGAAATAACGCATCGGCAGGCCGGTGATGGCGCTCATCTGCTCGCTCAGCAGGTCGATGACCGTCTTGAAGTTCGACAGGTCGGATGCCGTGAACTGGCCGAATTTCGCGTTCGCGTTCTTGGAGGTGAGCATCGAGTTGAAATAGGTCTTTATCGCCGATGCCGGCTGTCCGGTCTTCGCGTCGATGAAGTCGTTGTGCGTGACGCCGATCGCCCATTTGCCTGGCACCGCGTGAGTTTCCATGGCGATCTGCAGGTCGAGGATGGCGCGTGCGGCCATGTCTGTCGGCCGCACCACGTCGGCCATCTCGCTCTCGCCAAGGAAGTCGCCGGCGCGTGGACGGTTGAGGAACTGCACAACAGGGACGACGCCGAGGTGGTGGTCGTCGCGGCCGGTCATGACCCACTTGCCGTGCTGTTTCTCCAGCCAGAGCGTGTGTTCGGGCGTGTACAGTGTCGCGTAGTCCGGCGTCCCGTTCTCCCAAGGGTCGAAATAGACGCGGAGCGCTGATTCGACGGTTCTCGTGCGCGGGTCGATGCGCGCGATCATGTTCCTGGATGATTCGACGGTGATCAGTGGATGCCGTCTGTCCTTCGGGTTAGCGCCGATGCATACGAAGCCGTGGCCCTGCACGCGTGTCTCCGTGTGCAAAAGCACCTGCTGCGATTCCATGTTGTTGTATTCCCAAAGCTCGCGCAGCTCGTTTGACACCTTGTCGTCATTCGGCACGGAGAAGGATTTGACCTGCTGGCGCTGCACGACGCTATCGACCACGATGCGCGGCCAATTCAGCGGAAAAACGAACGAACGGAGTTCGGCCGGCACTGCGATGCCGATGCTCTGGATGACCTGCCGTCCGCGATAGTAATCATCCCACTGCCTATGAGGCTTGCGCAGTCGTGCAAGCCGGTAGGTGAGGCTCCTGATGAGCTTCGCGTCATCGTCGGAAAGCCTCGATGCCTGTATCAGCTCCACAACAGCCTCCTTACCAGCCGTACACCATGACCGGTGAGCCGCCTGCGCTCCAGCCGAGCGCCCTCATGTCGGACGCCGCCTCGTGCGCGAGGATGTCGGCCATGGTTATATCGATCTTCTGATTCTCGCTCGGCTTGCCGAGCACGTACTTGTCGCCTGGCTTCGCGACCTTACGCGCCGCCATCATGTGCAACCGAGCCATGCGATCATTGGAATGCGTCGTGGAATGGTCGGCGGTGTCCTCCATGAAGCGGGTGAGCGCGTCATACATGCGCCCGATGCGATTGGTCGGCCAAGGCACCACGATGTCCTCGCCAAAGCGGCATGCCCACTCGTCCACCTGCGACTCCCACGGATGCGGATCGCAGTAGAAGCGCTGCACCTTGTACCTGTCGAACATTTCGGACACGCAGGCGTCGACCTCGCTTCGCGGTATGCGCCCCTCCCATTCAACCGGATTCCAATACGCCGGACGATTTGACGGCCCGTATGTCGGCGTCCAACGCCAGCCGTCCACGGTCTCCGCACGCAATGCCGTCCAGTCACCGGATTGCGAACCATCGAAACCGAGACAAATCTCAGCACCCGGCTCGGGTGGCTGACGGTCAACCATCGTGCCATCGTAAAGCGGCTCAGGCATATACGAACCCAGACCCTGCACGATCTCGCAACCGTAGAAACGGCGAGCCTGCGCCGGATCACGGGCCATAAGCTCGGTCGCGGTCGCTTCGACCTGATCGAGCGGCACCCACGGCGAGCCGGAATAGACGAATTCGAGAATCTTCCGCCTGTCCTTAGGGTCCGCGAAATCCAATGAGGGGTCATGCTTCGGGAAGAACTTCATGATGTCTGGCGCCGTGCTCTCGTACGTCATCTGGCCGAAGCTGGCGTCCATCGGATCCCACGGATTCGTCAGCTCAAGCATTCTTCCATCCATGGCCATAGCGCCACGCATCACCGTGTCGCCGACCTCGAACATGCCGCTGCGCCTAGTCCAGATGCCGGATTCGTCACCGAGGACGAAGTTCACCGGATTACCAAGCTTCGAGTGTGCCGAAGCTGTCACAGGGTCGATACGGCCGCCGTTCGGAAGGCGGATGAAGCCTTCACGGACTTTCATCAGGTCGGACAGGTGTCCGTTGCGCACCATCGACTGCAAAGGACGGTAGACGTTCGCAGTCTGCTCCTCAGAAGTGGCGAGCAGCTGAATCAAAGCTGTACGACGAGGCATACCCATCGGCTCACCAGCCGAATACTCGTAGGCGAACCCACAGGAACAACCCCAGTCCGAACAGCGGAACACTTCGCCGCCCTTGGCCCATCCGCAGAACACGCATGGGCCGACACCTTCAAACGCGGCAACGGCCGCGCCGAAAGGCGATTTGCCGAGCTTCTGCCCGCCGACAATCTGACCACGACGCCACTTGAACGCCGCAGCCTGACGCGGGCGCGACGGATCATACACCGCATCAGGCTTCACCCGATAAAAATCGATGGCGTTATCCAGCTGCCAGCCGACCAGTTCGAACGGCTTGCCCAGGTCGAAGCCGTTGGGGACCACGCAATGCCAAGCAATCCAGTCAGCGAACAGAAAACCAAGCGACTTCGGCATCTCCGGCGTCCCTGGCATCAGCCATCACCTCGAATCGGTCAGTGTCCCATGTTTCTCAAGACCGCCCGCGATATGCGTTTCTGCGCCCTCGTGTATGTCTGGTTGGTGATTTCCCTCTTCGTCGCCTCGCCGAAGGAGTTCACGAACGTTTTGCCGTGTTCAGTTCGTTGCGTTGGTTGGCGGCGGATCTGTTCGTCGGAGATTCTGTCGCGCTGTGCTCTGGCGGTGCGGAATGCCTTGGAAGCCTCTTGGTATTTGTCGTAGTTCGCCTTGGTCGCCTCCGGGAACACACTTTCCGGCATGCGCTGGTTGTATTGCGTGGCTCCGTGCGCGGTCCTCTGCATGATTTCCGATGCGGCATCCATGCGTTTTCCCGCATCGCGCATCATATTGGTGAGATCAGAGTCGCTTACGGATGAGAGGTCAGTGGCAGAACCTCCCCCTCCGCCGCCATGTCCGCCACGGCCTGCGCCCGAGCTTGATCCTCTTCCGCCCATTTCTTCATCCTTTCCGTATTGCTGTTTTTGTATGCGATAACTTCGGTGCCACCGAAGTCGAAAAACGGAATGGCATCTCCGTAGAGGAGAATCTTTTCCGGTACGAGCCTGTCGAGCGCATATCGCATGCCGAGTCGCCAATAAAGTTCTGCCGTCGGATTGTTATTCGCTCCGACCGTGCTTACCGCGACTGTGGAGTTGTTTGGAATGCCTGAAAAGCAGTACTGGAATGACTCTGGGCCCGCCCATTGAAGTGTTGGGATGACTTTCAGCCCGCAGGCCTGCCAGTATGCTCCGATCAGACGGCTTCGGAAGACGTTATAGATCTTCATCGCTTCCGGCATGTCCATGTACGTGCTGAAATCAGGTGTCAGCACACACTGGAAGCGTTTGAGCGGTGCGATGTATCTGTCCGGCTGGTTCCAGACCCTCTGAAACTGATAGTCATCGATGAAGAAATGGATTCCGCAATGCTTGACTGTCTTTTTGCCGGTCACGTAATTGAAGCCCATCAACGTGTCGGGGGGGGTGACGTCCTGTTTTGCAAGCATTGGCATGCCGTATCGGCCAACCGTCCGCACATTTTCCAGCAGCGGAAGATTGTATTGACGCATCGTCCGCATCCGCGACTCGTTAATCACCATGCTCCTCTAGATAACGCGTCTTGGCGCTTTTGAATGGAATCACCTTCGCCGAAGACCGCGAAGGCTTCGGAGGTTCGCATTCGTCGTCCACGATCGTCCAGCCGTTGAGCCTCAAGCCTTGTGGTGTGAGGCCTATGGTGTCGGCATATCTGGCCAATGTGGCACGGTCAGCGGCCTTCGCCTCCGAAGACTCACACAGTACGAACTGGCGCACATAAAGCGCGATCGTCGTGAACATGTATCCATAACGCGGCATATGCCATGCGATAGCCTGCGGCAACCGCCACAGGTCACGCCACAATTCACGCTCACGCCGATTCCACGACTCCGTGGCAGTCTCGTCGCGCTCCTTGTGAAAACCGTCATCATCCTTCCAAGTGTCCCAGATCACCCACTCGGACAGTGGAAAAGCCTTCGGACGGTAATGGTATCCGCGAGCCGAAAGAGGAAGAATATCAGCGCCAAGACCACGCGCGTCCGACCGGGCGCTGGACGGATCCGGCATAGGACCGGAGCGTGTGCGCGCGCCGCCATGCGTCGCCATGCGACCTCCAATCCTCGAACCGGAAAAATTACGGTCTCGGCCAGTCCGTCAAATCTTGAACTATCCGCGAACTTGCGAGTCCCCTCACCGGCGGTCTTGCCTTGCCTATTAGGGGTTACCCCCTAGTGGTGTTGGTGGGTTGGTTGATTGTATTTTTTCCTGTTTGGTGTGTGTTTTGTTGTTTTTGTTGTATGTGCTTGTTTGGTTCGTCCGCTTGTGTTTGGTTCGTTTGTGTCGTGTCGTGTTTGCGTTCGCGCTTGCCTGTTGGCTGCGACTGTGGTTGCTGCTGTGGCTTGGCTTGGTGTCGTGTCCAGTGTTCGATGCTTGCGGTTGCTTTGTGTTGTCCGTCTTTCCTGTTGCAGCTGCGATGTTCTGGTCCTGTCCAGCTTTGTCTGTTGTCTGTGTGGCCGAGGTCCCATTGGTCTGTGGCCGTGACTGGCTGTCCGCATTTGGCGCAGATGTGTGTTTCGCCTGTGGCCAGTCGTGCCTCCCATGCCCTGCGGAGGTGGCGGTGTGCCGCATCGTATCCTCGTGCCGTTGAGCTGCCGCGCTGCTGGTTATATGCGTGTGTGTGGATGGCGCAGAAGCGTTTGCCTTGTTTGACGAGTTGTGGGCAATTGTGCCAGGCGCATCGACGAAGGCTCACTGTGGAATCCTCCAGCCTCTGGTGGTGTGTGTGGTGCTTCGGGCTGGAGTCGAACCAGCGCATGGTGTGGGATGCACTATCTCTGATCACGGGCATTCGCAAAGAATCATGAAGCCATGGCCGGTTTGGTATCCGTCCTAGGTATCTGTGCTATCCCTTGTGCTCTAACCGCTGAGCTACCGAAGCTTATATGATGATGGCCCAGCTATCATTATGCTGGGCCATTCATTCTACGAACATACGACAGTATAGCATTTCAACGGTGACAGTCAAGTTGCGCGGCCAACTCGCCGAGGTTGAACTTGTACTGCCGCTTGTGTTCCGTCGGCGTGGCGTGCGACAGTTTGCCGCGTTTGAGCCATTGGCTGATGAGGTTGCGTGATATGGTCAGGCCGTAGCGTTTGAGTTCTTTTGCCGCGTCGCTGGGTGTGCCGGTGATTTGCACTTGCCACAATCTTTCGTCTCGGGCTGCTTTGATTGCTGGTGCCGGCCATTCGGTGCGGCAGTGCTGGCAGGTGACAGATTCTGCTTCTGGCGTGCCGGTGAGCATGCTGTGGCAGTTTGGGCAGGTGCCGAGGATTATGAGCTCGTCTTCCGGCGTCAGCGCTTGTTCGTTGCGTCTGGTGATGTGTTCCAGGGCGGCGTAGTCGTCTGCTGCGGTTGGCATGTTCAATATGGTGTGCCGGTTGCTGATGATGGCAGACCATGCTTTCCGCCAGTCGAATCCAGCGTATGCGGCGCGTATTTTGCCTGCCTGTTCGGCCAGCCATGCTTCGCTGTCTGCGATGAGGTCTTGCGCGTGGGTGTCGATGGGCAGTGGCGCGTTGCCTTTGTTTGGCGTGTGTGCTGGGGTGCCGATGCGGGCCTGTCGGAGCATGATGCTTCGCAGGGCAGGCAGTTGGACGTGGCCGAGCTGGCGGATCAGCTGCCAGTAGTCTTCACGGCAGTTTGCGCAGAGCAGGTTCGCCGCCGCCGTTTTCATGGGCTTGTGGCAGTGCTGGCAGTCGGTCAAAGTCGAGTCTCCTTGTCGTACTGGTGGATGATGGCGGCGATTTCGGCTTTCGGCACTTGCGGTACGAGTCTGGCGGTTTCTTCCAGGGTGATACCGTCCTCATGCCATTTCAGGATCATGTCTTCGAGTATTTTCTTCATTTGGTGGCCTCCAGATATGGATTGTCGCTTGTGTGTGGCGGGAAATCGCATTCCTGGTCTTTCCAGCCGGCCGCGTAGCCTTCTCGCCATGCCTTGGCCATGCGTCGGTGGTATTCGGCGTCTGTGAGATGGTAGATGAGTTTGGGTTCTATCATTGTGTGTTCTGCTCCTTGTTGAGTCGTTCTGCGAGTTGGCAGGCTTGTTGGTCTGGTGTGGCGGTTTCCTTGTCGCGTCCGAGCGCTTGCAGGACGTGTTCGCACTGCCACGTGTGCACATGGCGTTTCGACGGTGGTATGCCGCTCATGTTGGCGCGGCGTTGGCACCAGCCTTTCCATTGGCGGCACCAGTCGTTGACGGTGCGTGTCTCGCCGTAGTGGCGAGCAGTGAAGGCATTCCACGCGTCCGACAAGTCGAGATTCGGGTAATCGCGGATTATGGCGGCATTGGCGTGGGCTTTCTCCCTGACTAGCTCGAAGTCGTTCAGCCCGATTTCTTTGGAGAAAGAAGAAGAATATTCTTCTTTCTCTTTCTTATCGGGTACGGGTACGGGAACGGGGCATGAGTTTGCCATCGACTTGCCATCGGTTTGCCATGCGTTTGCCATAGGTTTGCCATGGCATTTGCCATCGGTTTGCCATGCGTTTGCCATAGCATTTGCCATCGGTTTGCCATTTTTGCCATTCTCGGGCTTCTTCCAACGACGGCTCGCCCCCTTCTTGCCCGCTTCACTCCGCTTCCTGCGCTTGGCATCCACTTCCTCCCCGTCCGGCTGATAGTCGCTCCAATCGTGGAACCAATAGCCATCCCGTTCATCGTCACGCTCCCACAATCCGACATCGCACAGTTCGCGCACGGAATCATCGGAGCCACGGAACATCGGCACCATGCGAGCTGGCACGAACCCGCCAGTCAACTGCTGTGCCGACCATGAGCCGGAACGGAGCCACAATGCGGTGGCGTCATTGGACAGCATCGCCGTCTTCGGATTCATGCAGAACCCATCATCGACCTTGAACCACATCGCCCGTTAATCCTCTCCTCTTGTGATTCCGTTGTATTCCATCCAGATGGCCTCCTGCCGTGGCGTGGTGTAGGGCAGATCGGTGTAGTTGGTGTTCGCCCATCCGCTTCCCACATGTGGTTTCGCCATCGCATCCAAGGCTTCGGCGATCTCCACCAAGTCCGGTGGCGGGTCGAGCGTCACCATGACATGCCGTCCATTACGGCTTGCTTCGCGTCCACCAGCCGGTACCCGCAGTAAGGGCAGGTGGCGTAATAGCTGCCCACCGTCTCACCGCAGTGGGCGCACTCGACATATCGGATTGCCTTGCTCATTCGCTTACCGCCTTCCGTGCGATTTCGAGCATTTCCTTGGCCTGTCTGATATATTCCTCCTGGAAGCCGGGAATCTCACCGGCATAATTCCATGCGTCATCTTCGTCCTTCGCCACACAGTCGCTTTCGATGCCATCCCACTTCTTGCAGCTTCGCCATAGCAAGCGTTTCGCCACAGCCTCCACTTCCACGTCCGCGGGTGGGGCGCTTCGTCCCTCGCAGTAGGCCTCGTTCACCGCGCAGCCGACGGTGAAAGCGCCGTTGATGATCTGGCAGCAGTCGTAATTCCGCGAATCTTCGTAGGCTTGCGCCTCGTCCAGTATGATGCTCATTTCGCGTCCTCGCTTTGGTTAGGCACCTCGGAAGGCATCGAGCCGGAATAGCCGAGCAGGTGACGGCAGTAATTGATTACATGCTCGTAAGCCGTCGTCATTCCGTCGTAAAAGTCGTACACTTCTTCGTCTGGATTATCAGAAACGTTATTAGCTGCATCCCACTCTTTTTGCAGAAAGTCGATGACCTCATGCAGTGTCTTGTCTTTCTCAGTCACGTTCGTCGCCATGATTAGTGTTCTTCCTCTTCGATTCGGATGGTGATGTGGTAGACGCCTTTTTCAGTGCTTGGCTCGCCTAGCCGATAGTCCGGGCCGAGCACGTAGTCCGCGTTGTCGTCGGGCCAGTAGCCTGACTGGGTGATGCCGTCGAGTATCGCCTTGACCATTGGCGCCGCGTTCTCGGGGTCGAAGCGTCCGTGGGTCAGTGGGTGGATGATGGCGGTCACATGCACCGGCCAATGCTCGGGCTTTTGGAGCTTGCCGCCGTTGATTAGGTTTTGGAAGGTGAGCAGGCTCATCGTCTTGACCAGCTTCTTCCTCCGGTAGGGCACCGCCCAGCTGCGGCTTCGACGGTTCTGCGTCCACCACAGTGGCTTGCTGATGGCGAGGTCAATGTCATGCCGCATGGTCGGCCTCCTGTTCTTCGGCTTCGATTTCGCATTCGGGACATGGAATGGGGCGCGCCGGATACAGCGCGCACCCATGTATCGGACATGTGGGTTCCACGTCCGGCGGTTCCAACCATTCGCGCATCAGAAGTCAGGCTCTCCGGCTGGCGTGCCCCACGGATCATCGGCCGGAGCCTGCGACTGCTGTTGTGCCTGCTGCGGCTGCTGATAGCCGCCACCATTGGCGTTACCGCCCTGGTATCCGCCTGACTGCATCTTCTGCACCTGAGCCGTCGCATACCGCAGGCTTGGGCCGATTTCATCCACCTGCAACTCGACGACCGTGCGGTTGGAACCATCATTCGCCTGATAGGAACGCTGCTGCAAACGACCCTGCGCGATCACACGCATGCCCTTGCGGAGCGATTGGGCGCAATGCGAGGCGAGGTCACGCCAGGCTGAGCAGCGGAGGAACAGCGCGTCCCCGTCCACCCACTGGTTCGACTGCTTGTCGAACGTGCGAGGTGTTGCCGCGATGCTGAAATTCGCCACCGTGCCGCCATTGCGGGTCGTGCGCAATTCCGGATCTGCGGTCAGGTTGCCGACGATCGTGATAACAGTCTCTCCGGCCATCAGAAGTTCTCCTTTTCCTCGATGAACGGCGTGATGAACCTCAGCGGGAACATGGGCGCATTGTCCTTTTTTGTGACAAGGTCCTCCCAATTCCATAGGATCAGATGGCAGCATCTGTCCCCGGCTTCGATCAGCTCCCACTGGTGGTGTGTGAACTCATGAATCCAAAGGCGTCCGATCGCATCACGGTAGACGCCGTATTCCTCCGGTTCCGCGTCAATGAGCTTCTTCCGATAGTCGCCCACAAGCTCCCTCGCCATCATCAGATGATCGAGCAGAACATTGATATCGTCGTTTTCAACGGAGGCCATCACTCGGCCTCCTTCACGTCGGCCTGCTGCCCGGCTTCGGCGGTTTCGACGTCAGGCTCCATGACCTCGGCGGTCACGTCATCGACGTCATCCGCGCCATCGTCATCAAGCACCGGCTGGAACACATCACCGTAATCCGGCGTGGTGTCATCGCTGGCGGCTGCGGTCTGCGCCTGCACGGTAAGCGGCAGATAAGGTGCGGCACGACGGATGGCGGTCTTCTTGGCCATGGCCTCGTAGTCGGTCTTCCACGGGCCGAAATTGCCGCTCTTGCTGCGTGCCCTCGCCTGCTCGATCTCCTGACGATTCAGCACCAGAAAATAGTGGCCGCCGTCCTTGAAATGCGCGACCATGTACACGTGGGTCAGTTCGCCGGGAGTGGCGCATGGCACGTGGTGCAGATCCTCATTCAGGCCATACGAGTAGGAGAATTCGTCTCCCTTGTGGACGGCTCGGGCGCTGATGTCCACGAGCTGGCCGCTGCGGCGCGCCAGGTCGATCATGCCGCGATAGCCCATGATGAAGGTGGCCTCCATGCCTCCGGTCTTCTTGTTATAGAAGGGCAGCACGTAGGCGCGTCCCAATCCATCCACGTTGGACGGTTCAAGGCCGAGCGCGGAACAGGTCATGAAGCATGAGAGCACGCTTTGCGGCGAGCATTCCGCGAGTTTCGGTGTCTTGTTGATAGCTGACACGCACATCTGGTAGAGGCGGTCGGGGCTGATGTTGTTGCCGACCACGCTGGCGATACGCGGCCAGCTCTTCTTCATCAGCATCTGGAGGTTCTTTTTCGGCGTCATTTCGACCATCTGCCGGCCTTGCGCCTGCTGTGCGATTGCTCCCATGATTATTGCTCCTTTTCTTCGGTTTCTTCGATGGCTTTGAATGCGAATTTGCGGTATGTGGTGGCTTTGACGGTGTATTCCTTGCGGGTCGTCGGCTTGTAGGTGGCTTGGAGGTTGCCGCAGCGCACGCCCGTATGCGGGCCGATGCGCAGGATGATCTGTTCCTGCAATTCCTTCTGAGTGGCCTTCATGTCATGAAGCATTCCGGTGGCGCTCTCGTATCTTGCGAGCAGGTCGTAGAGGTCATCGTCGTCGCTTTCGTCCACGATGTCCGACGTGGGTTCCGGGAACGCCTTCTGCACGTCGCCGGCAGTCAATTGCGGTGGAGTGCCGGAAGTGACGAAATGCCAGAAGTCGGCTGCGGCCTTGTCGATCGCGGCCATGTCCTCCACGTCGGCCTGGAACGGTATCTCCGCCGGCTCGTCGTCTCCGATGGCCGCGTATACGGAGCCCCACGTCCATCCAGTGACGAGCGCGTAGAACTCGACTTGAGCCAAGTAGTATGGCGGGATTCGGAGGTTGCCTTCCTCATCATGCCAGTCCCCCGCTCGACGGCTGCTCGCCGTCTTGATTTCGAGGATTCCAAAATCGCCGTTCTCTTTCTGCAGGATGCCGTCAAGGGAAGCGCGCAGGTATGGCTTCCCGCGCATGATGAACTGCTTGTCGGTGCCGTCCGTGACGAGCATTTCCGGATGATTGGCACGGAAACGCTTCCTGAGCTCGTTCTCCAACGCGTTGCCGCGAATGACGGCCCACTTGTCCGAAATGTCCTCCGGTTCCACGCGTCCGGTCTTCTCAAGCCACAAATCGTAAGGCGTTTTGAAAGCGTTAAGGCCGAGAATCGTACTCATGTCAGACCCGCCCACACCCGCCTTACGGCTCTTCAACCACGCGAGATGACGTTCCGTCTTCTTGCCATGCTTGAAACGCTCGATCTGATAGCGTTCCGTGTCCTTGAGTTGGATGCGTTTCATTCCTTCGCCGCCTTCATTTCTTGGACTTCACCGTCGAAAAAATCGATGATGAGATTGCAGATGGCGACCGCCGACGTTTTGAGCTGGGTTTTTTCCTCTTCGTTTTCGGACTTGACGGTGAAAACGCCATCCTTGCTGTTGAAATTGATTCTCATTTCGCCGTGTCCTTCGAGTAGTTGGCTTTCAAGTCCATCAATTCGCCGTTCAGCAGCTTGGTGGCGAACCCGTAGACGACTTTGTCGTTGGCTTGGAACGCGGTTCGTTGCAGAGCGCTGATGGCGTCGAAAATGCCGGTCAATGCGTTGGAGATGATGGCGCGTGGGTTCTCGCACTGTTTTTCCGGTGCCGTCGTCTCATTGCTGGCGGTGGTTGTCTGGCTCATTGGTTCCTCCTTGTTGGCGGCTGGTTTCGATGCGACGGTCACGATGGTCTCCTTCTTCTTTCCGCTTGTGGTGATTTTGCGTGGTGAATGCTTGTCGAAGGCCGGCAATAGTCCTTCCTTGCGGAGTTGGCTGAGAATGTTGCCGACTGTTTTCTGGCTCAGGCCGAGCGCTTCGGCGGTTTCCTTGCCGTCGAACGGTTAACCTTGGTCGATGCGGTTTTTGCAGTGCGCGAGGATGAGATCGCGTTTCGACGGTTCCGCCGGTTTCGCCGGTAGGCCCTGCGTGAGGAGTCCGGCCTTGCGTAACGCCCGCATTTCGCCGATCTGGAGTCCGGCTTCGCCTGACTCGTCGTAGATGCTTTTCAGCTCGGCGAGCTCGTCGGCTGTGTATTCGTGTTTCAACGTGTTCCTTTCCTGAGTTTTTCGATGAGCGCGTGGTTTTCGCGGATGAACTTGTCCACGTCGATTCCCTGCTGTGTGAGGGTCGGTTTGCCGGTGTCGACGCTTGCTTTCCCGTCGCTTTTGACGTTTGGATGGCTTTTGCACTGTGTCGCCGGAACGAACATTCCGTTTTTCATCTCGCCACCGTCCTCGTGTACTGGTGTGCTGTAGCCCAACGCTCGGCCACGTCACGCTCGTAAAGCACCGGGCGCCTGTCCTGCTTGCCAGCTGGTGGTTCAGGGCCAAGCTTCAGATACTTCGGCCCCCTGCCATTGCTCCTCCAGTTGGCGAGTGTGCGCACGCTCATGCCGAGCATGGCGGCCAGTTCGGCTGGCGTGAGCAGGTCTGTCATGGCCTGCCGTCCCGAATGTCGCCCATCGGGTCGATGTGGAGGCCGGTGAGCATTTCCGGGGTGTCGCTGTCGCCTCCGCGTTCGAGGTGACGTTTGAGCGCCTTGTCGATGGCCTGGCATGCGGTTCTGGCGGCAAGCGCGGTTGCTTTGCCGAGTCTGTTGCCGGGCAGGGTGACGCTGATCAGGCCGCCGTCCAGCGGCATGTCAAGTGCGGCGACGAACATTGGGTCGGATTCCGGGTTATCGGGGTCGATGTCGACGCAGAGCACCCATGTTGCCATCTGTGGTTTGTTTCCGTCCATTGTGTTTCCTTTGCTTGTTGACGTTGTGTGCCTCACCCTGACGAGTGGATGGGGCTGAGTGGCTGGCACCGGTGTCGAACCGATGCCGTCCGTGGATTCCGAGCGCCCCTTTGACTGTTGGAGCATGACCTGAACATGCTGGCGGCCGGTGGCGTGGCCGACGGCGATGGAAGCCGTCAGGCGGACTTGAAAGGGTTTGCAGGCGCCGGAGTGCCTGCGTTTTTTGATAGAGAGAGAAGAGATTGGAATCCATGGACGTGCGAACCGTCGCCCAACCAGTGCGCCGACAGTGTATGTGAAGCAGGATGTGGTCGGCGCGTGGATAATAATCGATATTCAGTTATGTGTCCCCGCCAGCCGACATGAGTGAACGTGGATGTCCGCGCAAAATATCCCAGATTTGGTTTGTTTTGTTGGACTGTCGGCTGGTGGGAAGTCTTTTAGTCGCGTGGGGCGAATCTGACGATCAGCCACAATGCGGTGGCGATGTACACGCCTTCCACCATGAGCGCGGCGGTGGTGTCACCGTCATGCCAGGTGAGCATGAGTGTGGATGTGACGATGAGGGCGACCACCGCGAGGGCGAATTTGATGCGGCGGCGCGTGTAGTTCGGCTTCCGCGTCTTCTCCCGTTGGTCTTCGAGCCAGTAGTCGTGGTCGGTCATTTCGCCATCCTCCTTTCGGATAGTTCCTTCAAGATGCGGTTGCAGTCGCGACGGATGTTCGCCAGGTCTGTCTGCGTGAGCAGGTATCGCGCGTTGCTGTCGCACGTGTCGATGGCGAGCTGGATGACGGCTGAATGGTCGCTGCGAGTGGTGCCGTCATCGAGGATTCCGAAGTAGAGGCTTCCATCCGTGGTGAGGCTCATCGTGTTCCTCCTATCGCGTCATAAAGGTGGTAGGCGAATGTTTCTGTGGTTTTGGCGTCCACTTCCGTGAGGATGGTCTTCCCGTCCTCGTGGAGTCTGACGAGTCTGGCGTCGTGTTCGCCGACTTGGATGGCGTAGCCGGTCAGGCCGAGCATGATCGTCCGCGGGTCGAAGACCGTCTTCCGCTGTTCGGGCGGCGCTGGCGGGTTAAGCAGTTGTCCGCTCATTTCTGTGCTTCCTTGACGATCGTGTCGATGATGACGTCCACGAGGTCGGTCACGTCGATGTCCATCGGTCCGGTGATGTGGCCCAGGAATCGGCTAGCGTCGATTTCATCCCACTGTCCCGCGTATTGCGGGCGGATCATGTCGCCATGCTCGGCGAATTCGTCGAAGACGGCTTTCACGCAGGCTTTGCGCAGGTCTTTGTTGTAGGTCTTGCTGTCCATCGGACGCTCCTTTGGTTGTGGATTTCAGGCTTTGAATTGTTTGATGCTGTCGATCGGCTGGAGCAGCACCGCAGTGAATTGGAAGAGGGTCATTCCAAACATGTCGGCGATTTTTTCCAGATCACTTACGGTGAAGTCTTTCTTGCCGGTGAGTTTCTTGTTCGCCAGCGGCCTTTCGCATCCAATCGCTTTGGCTATGTCTTCTTGCGTCATGCCCCTTCGAGCCATCTCCCCTCGGATATTGGCTCTCATGAGTTCCGTTTCGCTTGTCACCCAACCTCCTTTCTCGTTTCGTTGCTGATTACAGATAGTACTTATTTGGATACTCTTACGAGAGTACCTAATTGATTACTTTACAAAAAGTACACAATTGGGTATCATGGGGCCATGGGAACAAGAGCTAACACTGACGTTACCGCCGGAGCGCGGAGCGTCATGGAATACTGCAAAGCACTGCAATCCAGGAGCGGTATGACCGCTACGGATTTCGCCGCGAAATGTGGATTCAGCCGCAACTATTGGTTCGTCCGTGCCCGGTTCGACGCGCCCTTGACGGTATCGGACTGCGAGCGAATCGCCAAGACATGCGGGATGACATTGCGTCAGCTATTCGCAAACGCGCTGGCAGCACAGGAAGAAAAAAGAACCGCCGAAACCCTCAACAAGCTGCAGAGGGGCGACGTGGCCCTTGCGGCGTATCGGGCCGCTGGCAAGCAGGAGGCCATCAATGGAGAGGCTGGGCCGGATTACGACGAGCCTGCCTGACCTGCCGATCGACCGGC